TACTAACCCATCTACTACAACTAGTATTACTAACCCATCTACTACAACTAGTATTACTAACCCATCTACTACAACTAGTATTACTAACCCATCTACTACAACTAGTATTACTAACCCATCTACTACTCAATCTTTAAATTGTAATGATATTACAAGTGATAACGAATGTAGTGGTGTGTGTAAGTTTCTATTTGCGGATAGTTTAAGTGCTGATTTCATGAATGGTAATTTACAGGGTATGTATCAAGAAGTAAATGTGCCAGATATGGAAACTCGTTGCTTTAATAAGGCTGATTTAGCAAATATCAATCCTAGTGTATATTGTAGGATGCATAATAGTAGTTCTTGTTTAAAAGATACTGAGGGTAGATGTTTTATTGATAATGATAAATGTAAAAGTATTAATTTAGAATTAAATGGTAGTTGTAGTGGAAGATGTGGTAGTGCTAGTGTCAAAGGGCAAACTTGTTCGTGTTCTATAAATTGTAAAGATAGCAATAATTGTTGTAGTGATTATGATGAAAAATGTGAAAAAGTAAGTGCTCAGCAAACAATGTATGATTATTCTAATTATTATTTATTAACATATCAACAGTATGCTGATTTTTAAATATAAATAAAAAATCTTAGTATTTTCTTTAGTCTAGTGGTTCGCAATGTGGGAATGGGTGATTTGTATGCTGACATACTGGCCATCTATATGGAACACGATATTTAGGATTTTCATAAAACCCAAGAGGTTCGCTTCCAACCCTACCTTCTCCGTAGGGAATTTGTTGGTAAGATTTCCAACCTTCTTGTAATTTTTGATGTCTAACAAGTAGAAAAATTATTAATCCAAGGATAACAATTGTTATTATAGTTTCGTCTGAATACATAAAAAAAATGTGTATTGAGTATTCTATACTTCAGTTTTTAATGAGTTTTATTTATTATTATATTTGATTATAAATTAAATAGTATATCTTTTGTTATCATCACGTCTAGTAAATTCTAACGGTTTTTGTTTTATGTGCATCATTATTGTTGATATTTTTCTTAAAATCAAACCTAGTTTCAATCTAGGACATTTTGGAACTAAATAGTTTGATATATATTCTTTATTATAATGATATTGTGGTAATACATTGTGTATATATATATCTTTGTATGGTATTATCATATTATAAATTTGTCGTGTGTTTTCATATTTACAATTTTTGTTATATGAAATGTTTTCTTTTTCCATATAATTTATAATATTTTCAATATTATCATATTTTTTTATCAATTTATATATATCATCATCATCACAATAATTACATAATCTACTATTGTAATCATTACCTAATATAATACAAAAATCAATAAATTGGTTTGTATCTAAATCTAAATTTTTAATAATTTTAGATGTATTATATTCAGTTATTGTATCTTTTTTAAAAGTAAAATCACGCAATATAATAGGACAGCCATATGCTAACATATCCATATCATTGCTTAATACAGCATCAACTAGTTTATATTTTGCTAAAGCACTACAAACAACATCAGCTTCATATTCTTCCATATGAACATATTGAATATGAAGTAAGTTTAATAACTCCTTAATCTCTATTATATGTTCGATTTTAATTGATACTGCTCTTTTCTCATATTTTTTAATTTCAATGTCAAGTTTCTCAATAGTTGAGTTTATTTCAATTAAGTCAAAGTCATCACAACATTCGTCTGTATCTTTATTATCAAAATCTAAATTGTGTTCATTGCTTTGAATAGAATCAAAAGATGATGACAAATAACCAGAATCTCTTTCTCGTATTAGACTTGCTTTTCGTATTAGAATTTCTTTTTGTAATTTTAATTCAATTATCTTATCACCAGCCCTATTCCTATATCTACGTCTCTTATTAACAACAGTAAATTTTGTATCTGGGGGACAACCATCAAATACAACAAGAATTATAATACCATATCCACGTAATTTACTTATTAAATTAAAAATACCCTCTGTGATATTGCCAGTTGCTAATGATAAATACAAATACGATGTAATATCAACAGCAACACATTTACAACAGAAAGCTTCTCCTAGATGACGGGTATTAATACCTACAGCACCATTTAATGTCTTTAACACAAATTGTTTGATTGGTATACCCATTTCAAATTATGGTATATACACTTTTAGTTAGAGAATTTTACTCTTTGAAATAATATTATAGTATTTATAATATAAATTTTCAATTTTCAATTTAATTTTATACGCATCAATATATTAAGTTAATAAAAATTTTTTTATTTACAAAATGTCTTAAAAAATGGAAAAATAAATAAATGTTTGAAATTAAGCCTCTACATAATTTGCTCTCTTGTTAGCAGAAAGCTTGTCCCACATAGCGTGAAGACGCTTGGTAATATCAGGGCTTTTTTCCTTGGGGTGTTTAGCCTTAACAGCATCACCCATCTGCTTCTGGAATGCCTTGAATGAACCTGTGGGGGTTTCGGTTTTAGTGGCAGTCTTAGTTGCAGTCTTAGTGGCAGTCTTTGGGGTAGTCTTAGTGGAAGTCTTTGGGGTAGTCTTAGTGGAAGTCTTTGGGGTAGTCTTTGGGGTAGTCTTAGTTTCTGGAACTACAGTAGGTGTTTCGCTAGTGGATTGTTGTGGTGCTTCAGCATCACGTTTAACCTCAGCAGCAGCTTTCTCCTGTGTATAACGAGCACGGTCATTGATAGCTAGGTCATCATACTTCTTACGTTCAGAAGTTGTGTCTTTAATCTTAGACCACATCTTACCAATATGTGTGCTAATTTCAGTAACCTTGAGGTTGGGGTGCTTCTTTACAACATCTGGACGAACAGCTTCACAGAAGAACATGTAAGAAGACTTGGCTCCCTTTACTCCTAGAAGCTTCCAAGCATTGCGACGCTTGGTACGAAACTTCTTCTCAAGCTTCTCAACTGATTGACTGCTTACCTTGCTCCAAACCTCTTCAAAGGTGAGCTTGTATTCCTCAACAATTGTATTTACTACACGTTGGGTAAGACGGAAGTTTGCCGCACTGGCACTGACATGAGATGTACTAGACATGATTGGTTGTTTAAATATAAATCTGGTTATAATTAGTTAATGTGTTGTTTTCTTTATATCGTTTTTTTATTCTATAGAAAAAAACGCACTTTTGTGAATGATTTTTTTTTTGTTTTCTATAAATACCATATAAAATATATCGACAATCCTCATAATAATGATTAAATTTGATAACAAAAAAATGACAAAAAAATATACAAAAATATGTAAAAATTATTATTAAATTCACAGGTACTTATTTTAATAAATCCATAATACGTGAATGAACATCGGTTGCTTTTTCAAATATAGTGCTAGTAAATTCTTTAGGAGTTGGTTTAGGAGTTGGTTTATAAGTATTTTTAACGAATTCAATAGATAATTTTCTTTCACCACTATGGTCGCAATTGAAATAAGAATTATTATCAGAATTATCCAGATAACAGGTGTAATTATCAGCATCTGTAGCAGATAATGAGAATGCTGTTGGGCTACCATCAATAAATGTTGGAACTGCTTCTGTAGAACAGTCGAAATATGTGCTACGAGTGCTATCTATATCATTAAACTTTTTATTGTCAATTACTAGACTACATTTTTCAGTAAATATCTTACATTTATCAGTAGCGTCATTACATTGTTTTCCACTTTTATTATGAATATATACTTGATTATTTTTACCCTTCTGTAGTATTAATATATCAGCATAACCAGTCTTATCAAAAGTTAGTTTCCAATGTTGAATAGTATCATTGTATTTAACTGGATTAGAAAGGACTAGACCCCACTTTTCAGTACCAACTTGTTGATAAATACGAACTGGTTTTCCCCAATATGTTTCCCAAGGGTCTTTATCTTTTACTAGGATTGGTTTTTCAGGTTTAATATAGTCTAGTTTGAGTTTTTCGGTTGCTGTATGACCTACACTATTTGGTTGTTTCCCACATTTTGCACAATTATCTGGATTACCAATATATCCCATTTCACCTCTGTTTCCTGTAGGTCCTTTAGGTCCAATCGCAAATTTAATTTGATTAAAACTGCGAGTTAGAAATACAAATATGAGTATGTTGATTATCATACAGAAAAGGCACATATTAACAACTGTTCTGTTAGGATTTCCTACAAAATAACGGTCTACATATTTCATTATAACAATACCAATTATTGTTATAACTAGCATTGTGAAAATTAATATATTATTATTTGGCATTATTAGAGTAATTGATTTTTGAGTTTGAGTTTTAGTTTTATATTTAGGTTTGTAAAGTTAAAATAAAACTTTATACTTATTATATTATCGCAATAAAAACATAATAGAAAATAATAGAAAAATAGTATCTACTATCTACTATAATATGGATTATGGGTAACTTTAACACCACAATATTTAATAGGACTGTGTGAATAATCTACTGGCATATATACTTCTGCTTCTTTTGCTTCTCTTAATATAAATTTGAAATTTGCCATAAATTCTGCGTTGTGTCCTTCACTTACTGACATAACGTGTGCTAGTTCGTGTATTAATACGAACATTAATGTTTGTATATCGTGAAAATCTTTAGTATCATTCTTGTGTCTTAAACACAATGCCATCAATTCCCCTTTATTAATTGTATAAGATGAAGCATCTTCTTCATGAACAGCCTCTTCAATTTGTAAATCTACTAGTCTTTTAGAAAATCTAACAACACGTTCATCTTCACCGTGTTTTTCTTTGAGATGTTTAACAATTTTCTTCATATTTTTAGTTAAAGTTGCCAATACATTTGCTGCTTTAGTAGGATTTTCGTAATCTTGAACTTTATATTTATTACTGTTTAACATTGATTCTCGATATAATACATTTGTTTTAAAACCTTCGGTATTTTTATTAGTTTCAATACTATCGGTTATTTGATATTGAGACCAAATTGTTTTACCAAATATAAAAATAACTACATACGCAATAATACAAATACATATAATATTTGATGTTTTATTCATTTATTAATTTTTATTAAAACGTTTATTAATTTTTATGTTTTATATTACTATTATTATAGATATATGTCATCAGACAATTCTAGTAATAATTTAGAGTAAATAATACGTTTTGGTTAAACTATAATAAAATTTTTATATATTACATATATTACATAATACATATATTACATAATAAATTAATAATGGACGAAATAAATAAATTAATAGATGATATGACACTAGACTATGAAAACAACCAAGCTATGAATTCTGATATTAAAAAAACAAATGAAATAAATAAACGTTTTAATAATATGCATTGTGATAATATTCGTTATGTAAATCCACGAGGTATTAGTTATGATAGAACTACTCAATCTAGTGTTAAATATAATACAATACAACATTCGGAAAATACTAGTCAAACTATACAAAATATAACTACAAATGATAATACATCAATACAACGAGATACATTAAATAATCGTATTGGCGATTTCCATTTTAATAATCCTGCTATTAATCAAACAACACATAATCCTCTATATATACATCAACCGTCAAATGAAACTGAATTCCCCGATATATATCATACGAAATCTAAAAAAGCAGAAAATCAAACTATAACAAATAACCGTTTATCAGAATATAATCCAATATGCCGAGCAATTCCTACACCAGTTCAATATCAACAACATAAAGCAGCAAATAATAATTATATGTCATCTCAAATACAACAAAATAGTAAAAATATTAAGGAAATTGATAGCCAACGAATGACCGAATATCAACCTTTGTCAAGGGCAAGACAGCCTCTTAATTCTGGTGAACAGAAGAATATAGTCCAAAATAGACTTCCTTCAAATGCTAGATTATAAACCCATCTATACATTATCACTAGGAAAATACATTTAACGATTTTTAATTAATTTTTATATTTTTTTATCTAAAATATCTATATTAATTTCAACTTTAACCACATAAACTCTACTAAATTTTGAAATATACTAGAAACTAATCTATATATACCTCCAATAATACAGTTTATATAATTAACATAGACTACACATTATGATTTGTAGTTAATCATATACTATTTTTATATTTATTTATATTTATTTATATTTATTTATATTTATTTATATTTATATTTATTTATTTTTATAAATTTATACCTTTTTATAAATTTATTTGTCTTTAATATTAAGATTATATTATGATTGTCTTTAACTATACCTCTCACTAACACCTTGATTTTATAAAACTTTTTCAAGTTTATAATTATAATACAACATATGTTGTATTCCAAATATTATGATATATTCTTTCTGATAATATGTATAATTTCCATTATTTATTATTAATATCTATCAATTTACATTATATAATTAATCTTTTATATTGCTGTATGTAAATTTATATAGATTTAATGAGTATTATACTGTATTGAGATGACCAGTCTGCATTATAAAGTTTATAATATTCATAGATATTTTATAATATCTAAAATGCTGTTAGCAGACTATACTATAATAAAAGATTTTCTTTAAATTGTTTTTTACAAAAAAAGTTGTATTAAATTATAATATAATATATTTTTTATATTACTAAGATTATCAATTGATAATAAGACAATGAGAATGCCTATTCAGGAGGAATATAATATATTTTTAAAGATTGATAATGAAATAGATATATTAATCGATAATAATGTAGAAATTACAATGCAATTATATGAAGAACTAGAGAAATCAAAACTGAATGTGAGACAACATCCCGATTATATCTGTTTTCATCCTAATAAAATAGATTTCCCACCACAAAGTATAGTTAAAAATTACTTTATCCATTTAATTACATTATATAGTTATATTACATTGCATAATATAACACTTGATATAATTAGATATCATATGTATCTATATATTAAATCAAGCGATATATTCGCATCAGTTCATAGAAATATAGTTAAATATGGCTGGGACGTAGATTTTTTAAAGAGTGAGGATATATGTCAAAATATACTAGAAAATATAGCTACATATTTACAATAAATTTATTGAAAACTTACCCTTTTGTAAATATATTAAGTTCTCATATCTTTCATTATTTTTTTATAAAAATCAGCAAATGATATGACATTCTTCTTTGACCGTTTTTTTGTTTTATCATCGATATATTTAGAATATATATACTTTAATAGTCTAGTGTTTCCTTTGTTAATCTGCTCCGTTATATAATTCAAATGTACTAAAACTAATAAATAATCCTCTAAATTACCCATAATAAATATATTTCATAATGTTTTGCGATAAATGTTTTGCGATAAATGTTTTGTAATAACTAAAAATTGATTTCTTATTTTCAATTTTCAATTTAAGAATAAATCCAACTTTGTTAAGTATAAAAAAAATGTTATATATATTTTAAATTTCTTATTAATGTAATCTCGTTAAAAGTAATTTAAATCCAATATCAAAATGTCTAAATCTTCATCTGAAAGTTCTATTACCAAATCTACTACAACAGCAGTAGCACATATTCAAGTAAAGGATAATAAAGGTTGTGAATTCGAACCAAACTTGAATGTTTCTGCGATTAGCCGATTTGTTAATGTGTATTCTATCACTAGTAAAGAAACAGAAACACATAATGGTAATTTATGTGGAACTAGTTCTGCTGATGATTTATCTCGTGGGGTAAGTCATATGGTGAAATTTCTTAAAAAGAGACGTAAAAAGAAGGCAAGAACTCAGAAAGAAAGGACAAAAATTCATAATAATAAGTATAAATTTGATAATCAGGTTTCCCTAGTATATATGTATTGGGGATTTCGCAAAATAAATTGTAAAATATTCAACAATGGTAAATTACAAATGACTGGTATTAAATACGACCAAGAGGTTAAATGGGTTGGTGAAAATATAATTCGCATTCTCAAAGATGCGAAGATACCAATTTATACTTCCATAGAACAATTGCCGGAAAAAGAGGAAATTGATAAAACAGGAATTACATATGCGTTGGTGTATAATCCAAAAACAGGTAAAATGAATTATTATAGGTGGAATTTTTACGAACAATTTGGAAATATACCTAGATTATCAAATCATAACTATAAATTACAAGAATGGAATACTGATACCGAAATCCATAAATATATTAAGTATATGGATGAGAAAAAGCAAAGTATAATAACTGAACTTAATCTTTTAACTTCTGCTAAAAAACAACGCGAAGTAAAACAACTAGAAGATGAATTCAAAGATTTTTGTGGTATGCAAAATTATATTGATAGTGTACGTAATGCGGATAATGCTATACTTGAGCAAATATTAGAAGATAATAAAAAAACTATTAATACTGCTAGTAAAACAGATGATATAATTGAATTAGATATGATTGATAAATCCTATTTATATAAGTTAGAAGGTGTTAGACTTGGTATGGTAAATGCTGATTTTAATATTGGATTTCCAATTAACAATACTAAATTATATAAGATATTGCGACATTTGAAATTTAAAACATCTTATAATACAGATGAATATCCTGGACTAAAAATTTATTATTATTTAAATAAACTAAATACTGGTAAATGTGAATGCAAACCACATTGTGCCTCTTTAACAACAGATAAACAATGTAATTTACTTACTATTATGGTTTTCCAGAGCGGATATATTCAAATTACTGGCTCCAAGAATATTGAACATACAAGAATATGTTATAATTATATGAGGCAGTTTTTGATAGATAAGAAAAGTGATATTCTAGGAAAATATAGCGAAGATGACCTGAAAAAAATAGCAAATCGCACAAATGAAATTAGACGCTTCAATAATAAAGCACGTTTATTCTATTGTCAACGTGATAATATAGATTTCGGCGATGCTGCAAAATATAAATCAATCCTTTTGTCTCGCAATATTATTGATATTATTTGAATATATACTTTTTGGGTATACACTACTTAATCTATATCATTAATATCATTAATATCTGTATTGGCGGTATTGGCGGTATTGGCAGCATTTCTTTGATTTAATATACTAGTTGGGTCATTTATCATCATAAACATCATCATATATGGTAAGAAATTATTAATTGTCTTATTTGTTAGATTTTCTACATTTATTTCATTTAATGCGTCTTCTGTTATAGAACGATTGCTATTTAAATATTTATTAATTGTATGTTGTAAATCTTGAACCTGTAATTCTAAGGTTATTAAACTTACATTAATATCATTAATTTTATTTTTATGATTTTGTGTTATATGGTCTTGTATATTACTACGCATCTCTAATTTATTAATAGATGTTGTTAGTTTTCTCCTGATTTTGTTTATTCTAGTCTTCATTTCCTGGTTTTCCATTTTGGATTTGTATTGAATTTGTTTTAAATTTATATTTATTTCTAAATTTAGATTAAATAAAACTAATTCAAACAAATAACTTTGAAACAATGAAAATGAATAGTAAAAAAAATAATGATATCAAAATTCACACTGACCAGGGTGGACTAATTTTCACAATTCTATTAAACGGCGTTCTATTTTATTACGTTAATCGTTTAAATGAACTCAAAGATTGTGAATGTGCCAAGGACTGGCGTAAGGATTATCTTTACTATTACACAATGGCTGTTATTGGTGTATCAGTTGTTTTGTTAATTGGAAATGGCAAGATTAACCAAAATGTATTAATGCCAATTGCTATGTTGAGACTAGTTGGCGGTTTAGTAGCATTCTATTGTATTTTTACATATATGCGTGAATTGAGGGATAATTGCCCTTGTGCTATTGAAGATAAAAAGAATAAAAACTTAAATGAATTCTTCAATATCTATACTGGATTTGTTATTGTATTAATGCTTATTAGTGTTGCTTTTATGCTATCTATGTTATTTCAAAAGAAATAAAGTGTGAATTTTTTATTCTTTTTTTATTTTATATATATTTCTAAAAATTGGTTAAAAAAATTTTTTTTTTCTTTTTTTTTTTTTCG